GGTTATCTGGGTCAGCAATAGAACCCGCAGCAGCTAGCGTATCGTTTGTACTCGCTGAGTCAACCAACGGATGACTGTTACTAGCTAAAGGCACACCATCAGCTAGGTTAACTGTAGCTATGTTATCAATCCAATAGATGGCGTTCGCTTCCTCAAGCTCCAACATGGTCCTGGCTAACTCTTTAGCCTTTATACTGTTCACGCATCCGTATAAATCGTACTTTGTAGCTTCAACAGTTACTTCAAAACCGTTCGCCCAAGTTTTATTAGTGATACTAGTCTGGTAAGCCTGTGTTACTTTGCCGTAAGTTATGTTTCCACCTTCGACTTTTTCCTGTGCTGCTTTTAAGTTACCAAGAGTATCATAAGTCTCTGTCTGTTTAGTCGCTGATTCATCAGTAGTAAAGGCATCATATTCTTTCGGATATGAATCTAAGTTATCGAAAAATATTTTTTTCTGACCTGCTAATAGCATTCTACTAATGTCAGTAGTAATCGTATAAGCCATGTATTAAACCCTCCCTTTACCATGATAAACAGCTAGAATTAACTGCTGGATATCCATAAATTTTTCTACGATTTGTTGAAAAGCCTGAGATTCTTAAAAAGCATCCATTACTTGTGCCTGGCGCATTTGATACAAACTGCATGTCTAATACAGCACCGGCAAAAGAAGCCGCGGATGATAAACCAACATACTTTCCTATATCTGTAGTCGCTGGATGTCCTCCACCGTAAGCTGTAGTATATGTACCTTCAATCTCATACTCAGGATTTAACTTTGAAATATAAATTGGTACTGTTGAACCTCCACTAGAAGCTTCTGGAACAGCAGCTATAATACCAGCGATTAAATCCGTACTAAATGAACTACCACCGGATTTTAATATAACATTGTTAGAACTCTTAGCTACCAATCTTCCAACATCTGAAGAATTTATGGTGTCTGTTGAACCAACAAGAGCTGATACTAAACCGCAATATTCGCCTCTAGGATTAAAATAATTTGCAGGCATTTTAAAACCCTCCTTTATAGCAAAAAGGTAGCAGAGGGTTTTAACTTCCTTCTGCTACCTTTTCATAATTTCTAAAAACTTTTTGGCGTCCCAGCCGGCTTTTGGCTGTAGTGCCTGTAATTGCTCTAAGGCTTTTTTATCATCCGGAGATAACTCCGAAACCTTATTTATCTTGCCCCCGGAATTAGCATCAGGCGTACTGGGTTTTCTCCCCTGGCTCTGGATACTTAACTTCCGTTCTGAGGCAATCTTATTTTCTTTAAATTTATTTTTTACACCAACTTGCATTAGATACGCTTCCTCGGTGGTTAATTCTATACCCAGCTTTTTGGCCTTATCAAGCTGGTTTCTTATCTCTTTATCATAACTTTTAGCGTCTTCATAGTGAGTAGCTAATTCATCTATTTCAGCGTCTATAAAGTCATCATAAGAGCTTTTCTTAGACTTGTTCAGCTCTTGATACATTTTCGCAATGGTAGCCGCCATTTGCTTTGATGTATCATCATCGAACCCTTTGTCTATCCATTCTTGGTAGACTTCGTCTTGTTTTGCCTTTACTTCTGAATCAAGCTGGCTCTCTTCGAGTTCGGCTTGTTTTCTCTTCAAGGCTTTATACTTGTTTTTGAGGTCTAAGTGCGTGGCTAACGGCACTACATCCTCAGCAGATTCATGACTATCTATCTCGTCAGAATCAGAAGTGTCCAGGTTATCAACATCCTTATCTGTATCTTCTGGACTTTTAACATCCTCGTTGTCTTTTAATATTTCATTGTCTTTTTGATTATCCATTTTAACCTCCAGGATGGAGTAGAAATAGGTTTATTCCCCTATCTGGAATTGTATCTACTCCGATTTTATATAACCGCAAAATATTTGTCAACTTATTTTTTTAACATTTCTATAAGTTCATCTTTTTTATGTTCTTTACTGTATTCTATCTTATACTTGTCACATAAGATTTTAAGCTCTGGTACTGTTAATTCCTTTAACCATTCAAGCGGAATCATAATACCTATTGTCATATCGAACTTATTAACTATTAATAAATACGGTCTTTTAGCTACTTTAGCAAGCTTATAAGCTTGACCACCGAAGTATCTATCCGTTAAACCAAAATCTTCTATCCTATAAAGTCTTTCACAAGGTGTAGTCTTATAAGGGTATTTTAATAATGTCTGAGTATCTGTTAGTATTATCTTTTTATCTGTATTTGTAGCATACAATGTTTGGGTTTCCTCAACTTTACCCATAAGCTCATTAAAACTTATTTCGTCCATCTAATCACCTCTATCTAACTTTTTGAAATCAGGTAGTATAAGCTGCCTTTTCAATTCTTCTTTTTTTCGGTCCTTAAGCAGCATCTTTCTAAAGGTATCCCCTGTAGTATCAACATCATATCCCGTAGCAAGATATGTCGAGTAAGTAATAGGCTTTTTAGTTACAGTTCCACAAGCCCTACATATACCTACCGGGTTTTTAGTTATAGGGTCATAGCTCCATAATCCTAAGCCTTCACAATGACCGCATACAGGTAACTTAGTAAAAGGGAATCTATTCTCAGTTACAGTCATATCAAGTATTTGCTTGTCGGATAGTACTTTCTTTAAGTGCTTGTTTCCGTCAAAGCAATACTTAATTACATCATGGTGATTTTTAGTGCTATTCAAGCTTTAAAGCCTCTTTGTATAAATCGCATTGTAACCTGTAACCTTCTAACTCCCATATCTTACCTACTGCATTTGTATACGCAATTTCAGCCCCAAGTTTAGCATCAAAATTAGCTACATCAACACAGGCGCTAGTTCCTATAACTTCAAAACCGTTTATAAGCTTCAAGCAACATACAGTAGTTTTGTCAAATATTACAGTAAACTCTTGATTCTTTATTAGGCTTTTTATATATTCTTCAGTAATTGTATTCATTTTTTCTTTTTCCTTCCTGCTTTATTTAAGGCTATGGCTACAGCTTGTTTCTGTGGATACCCTTCTTCTTTAAGCTTCTTAATATTCTTACCTACAGTTTTATTCGATGTTCCTTTTTTTAATGGCATATTACATACCTCCTTGTGTTACCGCTGGATTAGCCTGCATGTTCTCAGCACTTCCAGCTGTCATACCCATAGTGCCTGGCTGCTCTTCTGGTTGGTTTCCACCAGGACCTCCTGGTGTTTCAGCGCCCATAGGGCTAGGACCTGTAGGTGGTATACCGGACTTCATGTTTTTCTGAAGCTGCGCTGCCTGGACTGCTTTCATTTGCTCGACGAATTTTTTCATTTGGTCATCAGTTTTAATCGGAATACCCAGAATATTCTTAAGGAAGTCTCTAAGTTCTACCCAACTAATAGCTGGCTTAGGCGCTGGTGGTGCTTCGTCTGTATCTAGTACCATAAGCTGTGAAAGCTTTTCTATCATGTTCCACACAAAGGCTGGATTCTTAGGTAGTCCGCTACCCATTGATATATATACATCAAGCTCTATTGGCTTGGTTACTACTTTATCGCCTTCTTGTAGAGCTTCATACTTTGGAGGCTTTGCGTTTGGGTTCTTACTTAAAAACTCTTTTGTGAACCCTTCGGTCGCTGGTATTTGCGCCGGAATGTTTGCAAAGTTCCTGAAGTCTACCCAATCGTATTCCTTCTCATCGTCGCCAATAGACAGGGCTTTTCCGGTTTTAGAAAACTCCATCATTAGCTGTATAGCATATTTAAACACATCATTAAGTGTTTGTTCATGCAGTACTTTGTCATGTGAGATATGGCTGTTTCCTTGCTCTTGCTGTATTGCTGCTTCTGTAGCTGTTTGAGCGTCTCCTTGACCTATCATAGTATTAGAGAAACGAATTACCCTTTGAGCTTCTGTATGTACTCTTTCGATTAGCGCAAACATTTCGTTATTTATAGCACCCCAGGGGATGTTATAAACTGGTTGCCTACCCATTAACTGACCGCCATCGAACTCTACTGGTTCAAAAGAGTTATCATTAAACTCTTCTATGTTTATGTCCGCATAGCTATCTATGGCCATAAGATTTGGCCTCATTTGAATCCTTATTTTATCGTAGATTTCGTTAATTGCTTTTTGCAGGGGTAATAGCAAAAATGCGTCACCAAAGCCATGTAACCTTCCCTCTACGTGATACTTACCCGTATAAAAATACGGATACTTATTCTCAACATACTTGTAGTATGGTCTTGCTTTTATCTCTAAACCTTTTTGATTATCTTTGCGTGTTCCATCCTTACAAGAATCAAATAGCAATAGACCACATGCTGAAAACTCCTGAAGTCTTAAATAACCCTCATATCTTGACCACCATTGTATAACAACAGTAGAAAACTCATTGGTCATAGCGGTAAATGCTTCTTCAAATACACCGTTATCTGAAAATTGATTTGGGCCATAATCTACGCTATGTGCTTTATCATACCCATACAAATCTATCATCACTTGTTTGCTATAGACCATAGTCTCAGCGATAAACATTGCGTCCTGTATTCTTGTAACATCTGTGATATTGCTGTCTACAAACACTTTATTTACTGGTGGTACTAATATTTCAGATAACCCGAAACCACCAGCATAACCTTCGTTGAATACAACCTTATACCATCCAAACCCAAATTTTGCTCTACGCCTATTGTGGATGGCTGACTTCTTAAACATGTCATTATTGCTAATAAGCCACTTAATACCTGTGTTAACTATATTGGCGAATTGGTCATCTTCAGGGCCTACGCCTTTACAAGAACATGATATATTCTTATCTACAAGCTGAGACACAAGCCCTTCAACAGCTGATACTATTATATTCATTCTACTGTTAGGCATTTTATCTTGCA